TTCGTGAGAAAGTCAAGAACTTCGCATCAACATTAGGTTTCAAAGATATGAAAGTTATTATCTTGGACGAGTGTGATTACATTACACCAAATGCTCAGGCAGCATTAAGAAATCTTATGGAAACTTTCTCAAAGAATTGTCGTTTTATATTGACTTGTAATTATGTCGAGAGAATTATTGACCCGATACAAAGTCGTTGTCAGTCTTTCCAAATTATTCCACCAGACAGAAAACAAGTCGCACAACATTTGGCAAATATATTGAACAATGAAAACATTCAATATGATATCAAAGATATAGCGACCATTGTCAATAGTGGTTATCCAGATATCAGAAGAGTAATTAATGGTTCTCAAAGACAAGTTGTCAATAATTCATTAGTAATTGATGAAAACACAATCACACAAAGTGATTACAAAACAAAAGTATTAGAAATACTAAAAACACAAGACAAGAAAAACTCATTCCAAAACATTAGACAATTATTGGCAGATTCCAAAGTAACAGACTTTTCAGATTTATTCAGATTGATGTTTGACACGGTTGATGATTGGGGGAAAGGTCATATTGCAGAGTGTATTTTAATCTTGTCAAAATATCAACAATCAGACGCAGTCGTAGTGGATAAAGAAATCAACATTATGGCTATGTTTGTAGAAATCATAGGGAGTATTAAATGAGTCATCCAAATCCAGCACCACCAAAACAGGTGGAATTAGATATATCAAAGGCAGATACTATTCAATGTCAAGAATGTGGGAACGCATCTTTTATACCTTCGTTCTTTTTGAAAAAAATATCTGCATTGATGAGTCCAACAGGTAAAGAAGCCATCGTTCCAATACAAGTTTATAGTTGTGGGAATTGTGGTACGGTTCCACAAAAGATGTTAGAAGGCAGTGGACTTGAATCAACAACAGAATAAGTTTAATATAGGTAATTTAGAATTTACCTTAGATAGAAAACCACCAACTCAAAAAATGTTTAATAATTGGAAAGATGAATATTTATCTTTACCAGAAACTAATAATTATAAAGTTTGGTTAACAGGCGGATTCATAGAAGATTGGGAAACTAACGATATAGATATTATATTGACAGGAAAACCCAACTATAAAGAAATAAAAAATCTATTATACCAAGCCAGAATTATTGGAGTAAAATATGGTCTTGTGGTTGATATTTCACATTGGAATACAGAACCAATGTATATTTATGAAAACTTTCCAGTTATTTGGGGTGTTGGTAATGTTGACAATATCGATGATACATTTGAAGTTATAAAAATCAATATAGATTACAAGTTTTATGTAAATGATAAACTAATAAAAGAAATTAAGCATTACAAACAAATTGATGAAGGACTATATGAATATAACTTTACATATCCTACAAAAAAACAATTAACAAGAGAATATAAATCAAAACCAATATTATTGATTAGAGGGAACTGGTCTTGAATCCAATAGATAAAAAGTATAAAGAATATAAACTTCAATTTCATAAAAACAAAATAACTTGGGATAATCCTAATGGTAATTATATTCAGGGTGATTGGGATACTCCACATATGGAGTTTCAAGCAGAAATAACTTGTCGTAATGGTGGACACATCTTAGAAGTAGGTTTCGGTATGGGTATAAGTGCAAATCACATACAAAAACAAAACATCAAATCTCATACCATTATAGAACTGAATGATGAAATATACAATAGAGCAGTTGATTGGGCAAAAGATAAACCAAACACAAAAATTATCCACGGAGATTGGAAGACCATTGAATTAGATGAAAAATTTGATTCTATATTTTTTGATGCCATAGAACAAACACCAACAGACTATGTTGCCAGATTAAAATTTCCTTTATTAATATTAAGATTTTGTAAAATAGGAACTAATATAACGATATATAATCATATAGGTTTTGCTGATGAACCAAAAACAATGTGGTCTGGTGGGTTGTTTAAAGATGAATTGGTTTATCACAAATTAACTTTAAACAAAAATCAAAGACAAAGTATCATCAGTAATGATGACGAAACATTTTCAAAAAAAGACAAATATGGTTATATTAAAGACTATTATTTACCAGAATGGATTATTACTGAACAAGATACAGAAGATAAATTTAAAAAAAGACTAAATGATATTCACAAAAAATAGTATAATGAAAGACAATCAAATCGTAATGCACGATTGGGAAGACTTAATGATGAAAAAACACGCCGAAGTTGTATGTCAAAATGGTGGGGATATTTTAGAAATTGGATTTGGTATGGGAATAAGTGCGGACTACATTCAATCACACGACATAACATCACATACAATAATTGAAAACGATAAAAAAGTTTATGAAAAGTTATTAGAATGGTCAAAAGATAAACCAAATGTTAAAACAATATTTGGAGATTGGATTACAAATCTACCAGAACAAAAGTTTGACGGGATATTTAGAGATACTTGGGGAGAATTATTAGGTAAAAAAGTTTTTCCACTAAAAATATTAAAGGTTTGCAAGGTAGGAACAATTGTAACTTTTTTCAACAACACTAATGATAAGAAAACTATGTATAGTGAAACATTTTTTAAAGATAAAAACATTAATTTCTATAAAGTTGATATAAAAATACCAGATTATGTTGACTATTTACCTAATTATAATAGAGATAGATATTATGTACCAGAGTGGATTGTGGACAAAACTGATACGAAAACAAATTTTGAAATAATTTTATCAAAAGGTATACTATGAAAAGTTGGAATTATAAAGATTTTGATATTTTTAATGATTTAGAAAATAGAAAAAATTCAACACACAACAAAGTTGGTGGAGATAAGAGTGGTAAAGTAGAGTACAAATTTAATGAACTTGGATTTCGTGGAGATAGTTTAGAAACTTATCATAAATCGAAAAAAAAATTTGTAGTATTTGGTTGTAGTCATACTGCTGGTATTGGAAACGAACTTAAACATACTTGGGTTCAGATAATATCAGATAGAACAGGACATAAATATATTAATTGTGGAATACAGGGTATATCAAATGATACTATTTCAAGAGCGGTTTTATCCTACACAGAATATCTAAAACCAGATTTTGTTATTGTTCTACATACATATCCACATAGGAGAGAATACACAACATCAGAGGGAAGAAAGTGTTCTTACAAACCAGATGGAAAATGGGACTTCTGGGAAACTACTCACGGTAATGAAATACACGATAGCATTACATTTATACAAAATGATGAAAACGATTTAGATAATCAATACAGAAATATGATGTTGGTTAAATACTATCTAAGGTCGTTGAATATACCACTATTACAATATAAATTAGAAGATTATCAAAAATTACAAGTAGATAATGATTTAGTTGGTAGTGGACATTGTGGAATTGAAACAAATAAAAACTTTTCCATTAAAGTTATAAGGGATTGGATAAAACTTGTCTAATTTATATTTATATATAGGAAAAAAACTATGTCAGTAAAAACAAAAGCAATACAATATTACAACTATATAACAGGAAGTACAGGTTGGCCAACAAATACAAATGTTGGTATCGTATCTGGGTTAGACTATATTGTTGAATCGGGTTCTAATGATGTTTATTTTTTAGAACAAAATACAAATGTATTTTTCGCAGGTTCACAAATAAGTTTAGGTCGTGATGTGTATGACAAAATATCAAACTATGTAGCATCACAAAGTTGTAATACTTGTTATGTTTATGGACATCCAGGTAATGAAGACTTTGGTGTAAATCCACCACTTGCACACCAACCACTAATTAGTTCAAGTTTTGCAAGACACGACATATCAGTTAACTTTCAATATAATGATAACACATCAGTTAGCTATTTTTCTCAAAGAGGACAAGACCAATACTCAGGAAGTTTTCATTTATGGATTCAAACACCTTGGTATAGTGATGATGCTTTATTCGATATGACGAGTGGTTCATTTAATAAAACTACATTTAGAAGTTTATTGGAAAATTCACCAGTAAGTTCATCATTAATTCCTTTATTTAATACATCATCTTATACGGATAATGTAGAATTTCCTGACTTTGTAGCGAAAAAACCAAATACTGACGCTTCATTGTTTATCAATGGATTAAACTTTTACTCTTATCATCCAAATAGTTCAAGTTATCAAAACGAAGTCGATAGTGGTTCATTAATAGAAAAATATATTGTACAAAGTGGTAGTTATCAAGACGGATTCGCCTTCTTAGATGTTGGTAAAATCACACATATGTTGACACCAACAGAACAGGTTTATTTGGGAAATTCTGACCAAGAAATTGGACACAAAACTTCTATACAAAAATGGAATTTGGTTGAAAGGGGAGACCAATGGAAAATAAAACCAATTATGGGTAAAACCGCAGCGAGTGGTAGTTTGATAGAAATGTATGATGGAACACAAAAGCAAATCCAAGATATTGAAGTCGGTGATGTCGTTAAGTCGTATCAACCATTGGGTATGCCAGACGAAACTATGGATTATGTTTCATACACCACAACAGATTTAAGTGGTTCATATGATTCTGGTTCAATTGTTGTCCAAGCATACCAAGATACACCATTGACATTTTATGGATATTACTTATTAAACGGAAGTATAAAAATACCATTACAATCAAAGGCATCAGACGCATATTACTTTGTAAAACAAAGTGGAACTTGGGGTTGGAGAAATCCTTATCAAATAGCAGTTGGTGATTACTTTTTAGACAAAGATGGAAACGAATTAGAAATTACATCAAAAACAGAAGTTCAAGATAATATGAATTGGTATTCTTTAGATGTTGAAGATATTGATACTTACTTTTCATCAAACATATTAGTTCATAATTTACCACCAAAATGTTGTTTTGTTAAAGGAACCAAAATAACAATGAGAGATAACTCTCAAAAAAATATTGAAGATGTAGAAATTGGAGACTTGGTATTAACTTATGATGTAGATAAGAAAGAATTAATTAAAAGTGTGGTGTTGGCGACAAGTTCACCAATAAATAATAATTTTGTAAGAATTACTTTTGAAGATGGAACTACAAATGAAAATGTTCCTGACCACCCATATTGGGTAATTGGAAAAGGTTGGTCAAGTCATAGACCAGATTGGACAAAGGAAACTCACAATATGGATTGTGAACAATTAAATATAGGAGATGTTTGTTTGAAGTCTATCGAAGGTAAAAAAGTCATTGAACAAAAAGTTATTAAGATAGAAAAGTATGAAAAAGAACAGGAAACATACAATTTAACAATCGAAAATACTGAAAATTATTTTGCTAATGATATCTTAGTACACAATAAATTCCCTTTTTGTTGTTGTTTTTTACCAGAGCAATCAATCAATATGGCAGATGGAACATATAAAGAAATTGGTTCAATCAAAGAAACAGATTTAATTTTATCATATGATGAAGAAAATGATGAATTTACTGAAGCCACCGCCGATAAAATAACAATCATTAACCATACTGATTGTTATGAAATGAAAGTTGAGTCTGGTCAAACTTTAAAACCAACAGGAAATCACCCATTTTTAATAAAAGACAAAGGTTGGTCAACAATTGACAAACATAATCCAAATCACGCAGGTGGAAATGGTAGGGTTGAAGTTGGTGATTATGTAAGAGACATAGATGGTTGGGTAGAAATTACTGAAATTAATAAAATAAATGGAGAGTTTCCAACTTATAGTTTTGAAAATGAAAAACATCAAACTATTATTGCTCACGATATCGTTTCACATAATTCTGGGCCAGAGTGTGAACCAGGAAGATGTTTCATAGGACATACGATGATTACACTATCAGACGGAACATACCAAAGAATTGATAACTTAAAACCAGGTGATGAAATCAAAACATACAATGTTGAAACAGGTAAATTAGAAAATGAAATAATTGAAATGATTACCGTAGTTAGACACGATAACTTGGTTACATACAAACTTGATAACAACACAAAGATTACTGCAACACTTGACCACCCATTTTTTATATCGGGTGATTCATATGTAGATTCAGATTATAGACCATTGAAAATCGGTGATAAAGTTAAAAACGATGAGTTAAGTGAATTAGAGGTTGTAGAGATAGAATTATATCAAGGTGTTGAAGTTACATACAATATAGAAAAAACTCGTAATGGTAATTATTTTGCGAATAAGGTTTTAGTATCAGATGAATCAGAAATCCCTTTCACATAGTAATAATTTCAAATGGTATTTAGTACGAGATAAGTTCTTATCAAAGACTGAGTGTCAAGAAATAATAAGTATTATTGATGAAAAATCTAAAGAAATAGATACTTGTGGAGCACAGGTTGTAAAGTTAGAAAATAAAAAATATTTAGATAAAGTTTGGAACATAATGAAATTGTCTAATAATATTCATTACAAGTTTGACATTGATAGTATTCAATTACAAGAAGGAAAATATTATAAATCTGGAGTTTATAAAGAACAAAATACTCTACATTCGGATTTTGCAGCAGGGCCAGGTAGATTAGTTGATACCACTACAAAACTAACTTCGGTTGTATTTTTGAATGATGATTATTGGGGTGGAGAACTCGAAATATGGGGAGATAAAATAGAATCTCAACAAGGAAGAATAGTTATATTTCCAGCCTTTGCAGCACACAAGGTTTCACAATTTTATGATAAAGACAGATATACAATGTTAACTTGGATACAAGGAAATACTTTTAAATGACATTAATTAAAAATGAGGACTTTAAGTTTTACATACAGATTCCTAATTTTTTATCAGATGATATGTGTGATGAACTGATAAAAGACATTAGTGAAAATGAAGTTATGTTAAAAGGTGGAGTTCGTGTAGACGATGAACAAAACTTGGGAGTAAATGAAAAGTTTAGAAAAACTTCTGAGTGGTATTTATGTGAACAACCATTCACTAACCAAAGACCAGACAAACCAAATAAAGATTGGAAATCACTACAAGAAAAAATATTTTCAATGGCAAAGTTGGTCAATACTAAATCATTTAAGTTTGATATTCAAGATTGTGATAATGAATTAAAGTTAATAAAATATGAGAACACAAATTTCTACACTTGGCATACAGATATGAACTCAGGAAATAGTTCTTTGAGAAAATTAACTGCTATCGTTCAGTTAACAGACCCAAGTGAATACGAGGGTGGAGAATTACAATTTGCATTACAAGACCACGATATGAATTGGTATGAAGTTCCTAAGAAAAAAGGTTCAATTACTTTTTTTCCCACATTTTTATCACATAGAGTAAAACCAGTCATTAGTGGAACACGATATGTATTACAAGAGTTTTTTATAGGGAATCATTTCAAATGAACGATAATTTTCAATGGTTTACACATACACCTTTTTTATCTGATGAACAATGTGATGAAATAGTTAGTCAGTTAAAAAAAGAAACTAATTGGACTTCTGGATATGAAAATGCAATCATTGTAAATGCAGATGAGAAGTCACTTGATAATGTGATTCAAGACAGAACCTTCGAAGAATTGTATATGTTTAGTAATACTAAACACGATTACAAATGGATAAATAAAAAGTTAGAACCCTATGTAAAAATGTTAAATACAAAAGTATGGAACTTTCAATTAAACGAAACACTAAAAGATTTAAAAGCATTAAGATACAAAAATAACGATAGGTTTGATTGGCACGCTGACTATGACAAAGGTGAAGAGTCGATAAATAAATTAACTTGTTTGATTCAGTTGTCAGACGAGAGTGAATTTGAGGGTGGTGATTTACATCTGGCATTCACGAATGACGGGGAGTTTTTTAAAACACCATACAAGAGAGGATATTTATTAGTGTTTCCATCTTTTGTTAGTCATATGGTTTCAGAACTATCAGGTGGAGAGAGATACATTATAAGGGAAATAATTACAGGAGAACCTTTTAAATGAAAGAAAATAATAAATTTAATTTTGTTTTACACAGGGAAAACTTTTTAACACCAGAGCAGTGTGATGAGTTGATTAGAAAATTTGAGGAATCAAAACCACAAAAATCAGGAGTCGCTGGAACATATGAGGGTGGAGAAATAAATGAAAAGGTTAGAAAAGTACAAGAGGTTAGATTACAAAATGATGTTGTGTTGTCAGACGGATTCAAATTAACCAAACATATCACTATGGCTTGTGAAATGGCAAACTTAATCAACTTTAATTTTGATTTAGAAAAACCATATCAATTAGAGGATATTGTATTGTTAAGATATGAAAATACAGATAAATATGACTGGCATTTAGACATCGGTAAAAATGAAACATCAGTTAGAAAGATATCAGCAATAATTCAATTAAGTGATGAACAAGATTATGAGGGTGGAGATTTTGAATTTAGTATTGCTAATGATGAGGGTGATGACAATTATTTTGGAACAAGAAAAAGGGGTTCGTTAATATTGTTTCCTGCATTTTTAGGACATAGAGTTAGACCAGTAACAAAGGGTGTACGATATTCAATAGTGACTTGGATTTTAGGAGATGCGTTTAGATGAAAATGTTAGCAGGTAATTTTTATGATGTAGAAAAACTTATCAATGATAAAGACATTGTAGAGTCAATGTTTAGTTATGATGACGGAGCATACGGACATTGTATATCTTTACCTGAATCAGGAATTGAACACCACAACAATTTACCATTTACAGGTGCTTTAAATCATACACCATATTTTAAAGAAATATATGATAACTTTGAAACTGAAATAATGTCTTTTAGATTACTAAGAAGAGGGCCACAATCATCTTATGGACTTCATAACGATAAAGATATCGGAGAAGACACATTGAGATTTCAAATACCAATAATCAGTAATGACAAAAGTTGGTTATGCACTACGACCTATGATGAAATAGATGAAGGGTGGACAGAAGAAAATTCCTATGATATGATTTCATTTGGAAAAAGATTTGAAGGAAATTATCGTTGTTATAAATTACCAGTTGGTAGAATATATCATTTTGATACAAGAAAAATTCACACTTTATTCAACGAGGGAGATTCCGATAGAGTTACATTATTGATAGATTTGAAAAAAAATCAATGGGTAGATAAATTTCTTTCTATTTTCAGAGAATTGTAGACTATTTATTTATATCTAAAAGGTTATTCACTATGAAATCAAAGAGCTTATTCGACCATATAAAACAAATTACTGATGTTCAGAACCAAAATTATTGGGACAACATAACTGAAGGCGATAAAAAGTCGTGGAACAATTATATGGTGCATAGATTTCTATCTATGAAACAAGAGTGGATTGAGGTTGTGAATGAAATCCAAAGATATTGGGAACTGAAACCAAAATCAGTTTATCAGTTCTACACCAATGTATTACCAAAAGGAAGAACCTTTTTAAAATATACTAAATCTAAAAATAAATCCAAGATAGAAAAGTGGGCAATGGACATTTTATGTGATTATTTTGAAGAAAGTTCAGAAAATATTGAAAAAACACTTGACATTATGGGTAAAGATGTTGTATATTCAATTATATCAAAGTATGGTGTAGATGAAAAACAATTAAAAAGAATATGGAGTAAATAATGGCGATTAAAGATTCACCAAAGGGTATGCCAGTAGATGTAGCATATGGAAACGCTAACGGAGATGATGATGTCGTTGGATATATGGAAAATACATATCCTGAAATGACATCAGAATTTAAAAAGATTCAACGAGACCAATATGAATTGTTTTGTAGAAAACAATATGATTATGGTCCACAAAATATAGCAGTAGGAACAATTCTAAAAACCAAAGAAGATATTAAATTATCATTGTTAGGAATTTGGTTTCGAATGCAGGACAAAACAGAAAGATTAAAAACATTATTGATGAGAGAAACAAATACACCAGGTGTAGAAAACGAACCCATAACTGATAGTTTTTCAGATGTATCAAATTACGGAGTAATGGCACAAGTAGTAGCGAGGGGTAAATGGGCAAAATAAGTTATAGTCAGTTCGCAATGTGGGACAAATGTCCTTACACTTGGAAAGCAAATTATGTAGATAAAGCGGAAACTTTCAAGGGTAATATCTATACCTTGTTCGGTTCAGCAATCCACGAAACTCTACAAGCATATTTAGTATGTTATTACGAGAGAACAATAAAAGAAGCAGATGAACTTCCATTACACGATATTCTGATATATCGTATGAAAGAATTATTTAAAGAATCCAAAGAAAAATATGGTGATGGATTTGAAGTTACAAAAGAAGAAATGTCAGAGTTCACACAAGACGGATTCGCAATCATTGACGAGTTCTTAAAAAGAAAGTCAAGTCACTTTAAAAAGAAAGATACTGAGTTAGTCGGTATCGAGATGAACTTGAATTACAAACTACCAAAAGAATTACGATTTGTTGGTTTTATGGATGTTGTTCTACACGACAAGAAAACTGGTCGTATGAAAGTTATTGATATTAAATCATCTACAATGGGTTGGAACAAATATATGAAGGCCGACAAGAACAAAACCAATCAGTTATTGTTGTATAAACATTTTATGGCAAAACAATTGGAAATATCGGAAGATAAAATAGATGTTGAATATTTAATATTAAAGAGAAGATTATATGAAAATATGATGTATCCACAAAAACGATTACAGGCTTTCTCACCAGCAAGTGGAAAACCAAGTATTAACAAAGTTATGACAAGGTTACAAGAGTTCATAGATGAGTGTTATGATGACAAAGGTAAAATCATACCAAACGAATATGAAAAATGTGAAAAGCACAAGAAGTGTAGAATGTGTAAGGACTTATAATGACAGAACCAAGTTTAAGATTAAAAGTTACAGACTTTTTAGCAACAGATTTCGAACAAGAAGTATTTCAAGAATTAATGAAATTAAAGCAATTAGACTATTTGTATGGTGTTTCATTT